ATTTCGGACTATAAGGAGCAAAAAACACAATGTATTTAACAACTCAAAAATTTATTCGTAACGGTAAGGCAATCATTTTTAACGCCGCAGCTAAGAAAGTTGCAATTGATGGTGTTGAAATTAAGAGCGCTGATGTCCAACTCGACTCTTTAGGTGTCGCTTCGATTCCTGAAGGTTCTTTTATCGCTACTACTGGCACTTCTGGCGAAAGAGTTGCCCGTTTTCTCCCTCGCACTCGCCTAAACGCTGCTACTGCTACTAACTCTCCTACAATTCAATTGAAAAGCCCTTGCGCTCAATTCAAGGTTGGTGATGTACTGTACGCTAAGCATTGCCACGCTAAAGTCAAGTTTATTGGCACTTTTGCAACTGGCGACATCATCACTGCCAAAATTGCTGGTGTAACTTACTCTGCAACTGTAGGAGCTACTCAGACTGGTGCTGGTGCTGCTGCTGATTTCGCAACTGCTAACGCTGCTGCTCTATTGACTGCTGGTATTACCTTCGCTCAAGTTGGTTCCACTGCTGTTGCTACCATTTATGCTAACGATAGCTATAATGTGTATTTCGCTACCTCTGGTGCTGCTGGTCAAGTTGTTGTTGAAACTACTGAAGCTGGTTACTTAGGTGACAATCTCACTCCTTTAGGTACGATTCTCGCTATCGGTGCTGAAAATGCTACTACTGGTGTTCGCTCGGTAACTTTGGCGGCGAATGCGGCTCAAGCTTTACCTATTAACTCTATTGTTGGTATCAATGTCGAAGAAGTCCTTGGCTTGTACCCTGACCCTGTAGACCTCACTAACGAGCCTGTGCGCCATTTTGCAGTTATCAGTGAAATCGCTGGTATCTACCAAAATAATCTGCCATACATCGATTTACAGTTGAAGCGTTTGTTTGGTTTGCACTTGCATATTAAGCCATACTTCAACAAATAACGGAGAAATATAAAAAAAATGGCAACAATGTCCCCTATTGAAGCTTTCTTAAAAGAAGCACGTGCTGCTAAAGCGGCTGACTTGGTTATCAACAATACTCTTCGTCAGACCAAAGAACGCAGCAAAGTTCTCAACACTTATGTACCTTTGATTGAAAAGACAGGTCGTGACTGGCTTGCTTACATCGGTACAACCGTTGACCCCATTGCATCTTTGGTTGCCACTGGTCAAGATTACCCTGAAGCGAAAAAAGGCGACTTCTCTCGCATTCAAGCTCGTAACTTCAAAGCAGCAACTTCGTATCACTGGGATGAAGATACCCAATGGCGTATGCAAGAAGTTAGTGAAATCGCTAAGCTCCGCAACATCACCATCCAGAACATCCAAGTTTCTGAAGGTAAAGTACAGTTGGGTCAAGATAACGAATTGGCTAAGGTCATTTTCGGTTCAGTAGCTTCTCTTGTACGTGGTCACATCAACTTGATTGACTATCTTGCTTGGCAGACTCTTCAAACTGGTAAGATGGCGTATACCGACCGTCGTACAGGTTTGAACGTTTCACTTGACTGGCGCAAGGCAATGCCCGTCCGCCGCAATATGTTCCCTCAGCCAGTTTATCAAACGGATTACAACGGAACTGAAACTGTTGATAGCTTGAAGCGCGATTGGACTCAGCATGAAACTGCTGACCCTTTACAAGACCTTGTAGATATGCACTCGAACTACAAATGGGTTAATGGCTTCCCTGCTGACGAGATTGCTATCTCGGAGCGTTTGCTTCTGAACATGGTTCGCTGTAAGTCTGTTAAAGAGGCTGTAGTTGCTGCTAATGTTCTAGGCAATGTCATTACTGGCACTCCTAGCATTGACCAAGTTAACGAAGTCATGACTCGTAGATTCCTTCCTAAGTTCGTATTGGTTGACGACTATGTTGAACTAACTGACAACGAAGGAAAATCTGTCCCTACTCGCGTACTAGATGAAGGTACTGTCGTTTTCTTAAGCCGTCAAGGTCAATTTAATCGTATTTTGGGCGGTACTTTAGAAAATGGTGGGCGCAGTGGCGTGTACGTCAATACTTACACCAAAGCTGGCGACCCGCCTCTTTCCATCACGAACACTGCTTCAATGCAGTTGATTTCGGCTCCTACTATAGGTCGCACTGGAAGTGCCAGACGTTTTGCGAAATTGGCTAACTTGGAAAGTTCAGTAAATCTTGCTGAATTTACTACCTTCAACTCTGCTGACGGACTCACTGTAATCTCCTAATCTTAGTTATTTTAACTAAAAAGAAAATCCCTCTTTAGAAGTATATTCTTTAGGGGGTTTTTTGTTATACTAAAAATAAGCGAATAGAGATTGCAACTCGAAAAGGTCTGGTAGCCCTGTCGCTTTTTAAATTTACCAATCTTACCAGTAAAAATTTATGTCTATTCAACAATACCCCTCGACCCAAGGTATCTATAAAATTACCAATACCACAAACAACAAATTCTATATTGGGAGCAGCAAACAACTAAATAAACGAATTATTGACCACTTTTCAAGACTAAGGAACAATACACATAAAAATAAGTTCTTGCAAAGAGCTTTTAACAAATACGGCGAATCTTCTTTTAAAATAGAGATTCTAGAACAGTTTGTTGGTCTGACACAAGAAGAATTACTAACTAAAGAGCAACACCATCTTGATTTAATCGAGAATTGGAGAGAATCTTACAATCAAACACGTAGTACAAAATACTTCGGGAAAATTTTACCTGAAGAATATGAAAGAAAACAAAATAAAATTGCATCGGTAACTGGAGAAAATAATCCTTTTTATGGTAAAACTCATACTGAACGAGTAAGGAAAATTCTTTCAGAATCTAATTTTAAAAGTGGCAGCAATGTAACCAAGAAAAAAGACGGGACTTTTGAAGTAAAAATAAAAAGGTCTATTTACATAGGCTCTTTTAAGACCTATGAAGAGGCTCTAAACTACAGATTGCTTGCGGAACGATATTATTATGATAATGACGAATCAGTAAAACCTTTACTAGATGCAGTAAAAAGGGTTAGAGACTTACCTAGAGGAGTACTATTTAGAGATGGTAAGTATGTAGCTAAGATTACTTGGAATAAACGTCAGTACCAATTGGGTACTTTTAATACGCCTGAAAAAGCTTCTCAAGTATATCAAAATGCCGAGAAATACATTAATGAAGGTTGCGAAGAATTTTCCTATTTATTAACAATTAAACAGCCTCACCCATATCCTACAGGTGTGTGCCTGAAATCTAATGGTAGATTTTCAGTAACTATTGTTGTAAATAGTAAGCAACTTCGTGTTGGAAGCTCTACTACTTTAGAAGAAGCTGTCGATATTCGTAAAAAAGCCGAAGATTATTATTACAATAATGACCAAACTTTTGCGGCTATGTTTAACAAACCTAAAAAAGAATTACCGAAAGGTATTCGAGAAGTGAGAGGGTCTTACACGGCTGACTTTAATAAAAAGAGGCTAGGCACATTTAAGACTATACAAGAGGCAATCGCAGCTAGACTAGCCGCCGAGCAATCTCTGCTATCATAAATACATCTACACTTATACAAATATGATTAACAAGCAACCAGCCCGTCGTTATCGTATCTTCCCAGCCTATGTCAATGGTGAAGGTCACACTGTTCCAGCAGGAGAATATTACGAATATGAAATTAACCTAAATGAAGCTCGTCAACGCAGTACTGCAATTCTAGTAAATGCCAGTGAGTTCCAGACCATCACTCCCACAAATCCCTCTCCCGACATCTCATTCATCCCTAGTAATGACCTAACCTTCGACAACACAACCACAATTCACACAGTCAAAAAGCTGAAAATCAACTCCTGTTCAGCATCCGAAATCGAAGCTCTCAAGTTCGTTGGCAAAGTAGCAACCCAAAAAATCGTCGAAGCTCGTAAAGATGCTAAGATTGAATCATACGCGCAACTAGACAAGATTGCTCCACTCAAGAGCAAAAAATGGGAAGACATCGCCGTTATCGACTTTGAACTGCCCGACCCCACTCATGGTCTAGTATACGAAGGACTCAAGACATTCGGCTACACCGCAGAAACTACAAATGGAAAATCAGCTAACTAACCCACTCTCAGGGCAAAAAATGAAGCAAGGGGCAATGAAGCCGATGTTCGGTGAACGTTTGCCCCAAGCTCGTCCCAATGCGACCAACAAAAAAAGTGGCGGTTTCACAGCACCCGTAGTCAAGCGCCGCAAAGGTGTAATCTCAGCAGGTATGGGCAAGAACATGACATTCGCATTTATGAACACTAATCTCGCTTCCTTCAGTTCGGCTCACACCTCATCCTCTTTTTCTGCCTCGGAGCGTAGCGGAGTAGCCGAATTTCTCAACTTGACAGGTCGCCAACGCTATTACAGCATCGATGACATTCCCGATGATGAGCTAGCAAACATGACTGACCAAGAAATCAACGAAGCAATCCACCGTCAGCAAGAGGTGGAAGCCAAAAACAAAATCCGCGAGAGTGCCAATGCCAGAGCCAACTACCGAGCCAAGCTAGATACATTCCGCGAAGGAAAGTCTGCCATTCGCCAAGGTTATCTTCCTTATGTCGGGAAACTACTCTATGGATAAACCATGAAATACGCAAATCTTCAATCACTTACACGCAAGCTGAAAGGTCGCCTTGAAGTTGTACAACAAGAGACATCTGGCATCACTGGTATTGCCACTCAAGAGATTGACACTGAGACTGTTGAGATGCTTGTAGACGAAGTTGAGTTAGGTGACATCGACACGTATCTTCAAATGATTTATGTGTTCCCTCTCAAACTGACCGAGGCATCAACTGTCAACTACCTAAAGATGATTTCGGAAGACATCGCAATTGCGAAAATCATTGACTTCAAATTTCCTCGTCAGACCGACGGAGAAGCTAACAACGATGGATTTAGCCAAGTAACACTACAACGTGGCTTGGACAAGCTACAATCGCTATTTGCGGGTACTGGTATCTTCGTAGCTGGTGCAAACGCAGCACTTCAAGCTATTCAAAACGACCCGAACGCCCCACAACAACAAAATAGAAATATTGTATTAGCAGGAGAAGAATTAAAACCCTTTATTGGTTACGACCTCAACAACGATGGTACAAGCGATACAGATATTTTTAAAAAGAATCTCAACATTGAGCCTAGTTTTTATTGTGCTGAGGACTTCAATGATGTTGTTGGTACTAATGATAGCGACTTTATCGTAGACGGAGTACAAACCCGCCGCGCTCGATACATTGCTCCTTCTGGGAATCTCCGAAATCAAGACACAATTAGCTTCTGGTAGCCATGTTCATAGACCGTCCCACTTACCCTATTGACTTCAAGTTTCCTGACATAGACCTTCAGACAATTGCGGCGTACATTAGGAATGAGGTTAATATCACCTTTAGTACGGCTCTAGGCGGCAAATCAGCTATTTCCAGCTACACAGTAGACAATACCAACAAACTGCCTCTGGGGACGAATATCTACCCACTTCTGAAGATATTTCGTAATGAAGAGTCCACACTATTCCCAATCGGTGCTGGTGATGTAGTTAGTCTCACGATTGCTTACGTTCTAGCCTATAGCGCCAAGGACACAGCTTCAGGACTGACTTTCCATGTAGCCAAAGAAATCAAACGCATACTTCAAAACAGCGAAGTTGATGACAATATACCTTTCACTATTGACAAAGAGCAAGGTATTACTATCAAATACGAATCCGCCACAACTACTGACCTCATCTACGACTACGCCAAGATAAATTGTGCTGTTTTCGCATACTGATATAATTAAACTAAATCTTAACGTTAAGAACAAATAACCATGTCAAACATTCAAATTGCTTTAGGAGTAGCTAATCCTACAGTACTTACAACCCTCGACCTCAGCACGAACCCAATCAAAACAATTGGTGACTCTGAGTACGTTCCTGTAACTATCGCTGTCACTCAAGCTGATATCACCGCATCCGTTATCCCTATCGCTACTCAGTCCAAATTAAAGGCTGAAGTAGCTGGGGCATTCGATAAAGTCCGTGTTGGTGATTTTATTACCGCACTGGCAACTGGTTCTTTGACGGCAAAAAGCAACGTAGCAGTCAACAACGTATATCTTGCTTCTGGCTTGAAGGAAATCACTTACGATGAAAACTACAACAGCACCAACCTCGGAGTCAAGTCTGGCGACGCAATCACTGTCGCTTCTGCTGGTACTGGCATTCCTGCCAACACCATTGTCACAAAAATTGACTATGTAGCTCGTAAAATCTACATTGACAAAGCTCTAACTGAAAGTAAAGTTGCAAGTGTCAGCGTAACCCCCAAAATTCGCGTCACAGCCGTTCGTAAATCCACTGCTGTAGCTAATCCTAACGAAATCGATTTCGATAGCACCGTAGCGACCACAGGCGTAGCTGGTAACGTCACTATCAAAGGTGGTGCAGTTGATGGCGTGTTAACGGTTCTTCGCTTAACTCCTGTTGATAATGCAGTCAATGCAAAAGCCACTCTAAGTATTGCCTCCGCGACTCTCGATGGTTCTCAGGTTGTCGGTAGCACTGAAGGTTTCAATGGTCTGGTCTACTCAGCCTTGACTTACAGCAATATCGGTCAGTACCAAATTGACCTCAACAGTTATCGCACCAAAGCTGGTGTAGCCGCACCTACTGGCGCATAAACTTAAATGAGTATCGAATGTGAAGGTACTAAATATTTCGCTATCTCAAACCTCTTTGTCAGGAGTTTGGATAGCGATTTTTTTACGTTCCCTGCCCCTTACCATATTGTTGTTGACTCAGACAAAGCAACAATAGAGATATGCTATGCTAATTATTACGAAAGTCCACTCGTATTAGACTACATATTTGACTTGTTTTTCTATGTGATGGCTTTTGACGGTAGGATATGCTCTTTCTTTCTTCGGTCTATACATCAGAAAGAAGACCCACGCAACGAATCTTACGGCTACAAGGCACTTTACGCTTTTCAACCAAAGCTATCTGTGCAAAACAAATCAACTCTCAACGAAAAAACACAACTAGGACAATTTTATGGCAGCCTCCTCGACATCAAACAAACCATCCTACCAAACCCTAGAGGTCATTCTAGATAGCGGTGAAAAAGTTCGCGTAAGACGCACTCCACAAAGCAACCTAAAACGCCTGATTGAACTTCAAGGTGAGTTGGTTGGCAAATATCTCGAAGTAAACGGAGCCATCTCAGAGTTATTTGTTCAAGACGACATTGTTGCACTCATCAAAGAATATTTGGGTCTATTACCAATTCAAGGTAAGGACGAAACCTATTTGGACTACGAAGACCTTAAGGAAAATTGGGAACAACTCGTTCGCTTAGTATTCAACGGCTCTATCGACGAAAAGACTCGTAAAGTTGAAGGCACTACAGAACCAGAGGTCAGCAAGCTGCATTTTTTGCCCTTCGAGCTACAACTCCAGAACCACTACCATCAGTGGAGACTGAATCAGGGCAAACTTCTTCTGGAACGGGAGAAAGAAATCGAAAGTCTGGTCGAAGCCAACAAGCAAAAACCAACCGAAGACTCACCGAACTAGATTTCCCTCGATTTAAAGACCCTGTAGAGTTTGAAGTCAGTGATGTAATTCTTGACTGTCTTCTTTCTGCATATCCAGAGAACGCTCTGGAATTATGGCGCACTCTTGATTATTGGGATATTCGGACACTTTTAGCCCTAAAACGTGAAGCATCCTATTCTCCTGATATTAAGATACAAGAAATAAAGAATGAGAAGTTCAACGAGTTGTTGGACAATTTAGGTAACAAGCAAATACCTTGGGAAAATCTAGATAAGCGAACCCTGAGAGGCATCAAGAAATACAGCTTCGACTTCTTCAATAATTAGCGATGATACAATGATTGGATGCAACTAAGAAGTGTAAGGCAACATGGCAGCACCCTCGATAGATACATCTCCATCTCAATCAGCAATTAAAGATGCGCTCAATAAAGGCACTCTAAACATTGGTGATGATATTCGGGGTACGCTCGGCAACGTAGCTGAACTTGATAAAAGTCTCACTAAATTGTCGGGTACTTGGGCATCTAATATTAGTCAGACGGCTAAGTTAGGTGCTTCTCTTGGTGCGCTCGGTTCCATCGCTATAAATGCCACGTTTGCTGTAGCCAACATCAGTAGTGCGTTCAACAAGATTCAAGGCGCAAAAAGTATTGTAGATGGTGCTTACACTTCCGTCAAGAACTTAGTCGGTATCAGTAAGAGTCTCGATTTTAGCGAAGCGATTCTTGGCACGAAAGAGTTTGGCGCGAACATCAAAATTCTCGAAGAAACTACTGACGGCGTATTCAATCGCATCAGTACTGCCAGCCAAATCATCTTCGACAACAGTTCATATCAAAAGTGGTCTATCGGCGCGGTTGCAGCATACAGCAAAGTAGAATCTGCTGCGTTTCGTCTAGCTACAATTACAACCTCTTCTGAAGAATCTGCGCTTAGTGCTGTCGGCGCTCGTATCAAAGCATTGCGCGAATTACAACGCGAGACAAACTTTGCAACAAATTCTACACAAACGCTTAACGCTCAATATGACATTGCTTCTGCTGGTTTTAGTTCCAGACAAGCCCAAAAAAGTGTAGGTAATGCCTCCATTAACTTAGCTGAAGTTGGCTTTGCAAATATTGAAGGAACCAACCAAGGTATTGTCAAGATTCTTGCTGCTAACAAGAACTTAGGCGATACGTTCAGAGATGCGGATAAACGGGCAGCACAACTATTTGCGACTACTAAGGTAGGTATTCTCACACTTGACCAATTAAATGCTGAGGCGGCTGAACTAGCGTCAACTGGTGTAGGTGCTGGTGTTGCTTTTGAAGAAATGGCTACGGCTTTGGCTCTTGTCACCACGCAAGGTCTATCTGCTGGCGAAGGTTCGACTGCAATCAAGTCTCTTGTAAACGAAATTGTCAGTAATGTCCCTAAAGCTCAAAGTGCGCTTGCTACCCTAAAAGATGAAGCTGGTAAACCTATTCAATTTGGATTTGGAGCGCTAAAAGCCGAAGGTCTAATTAAAATCATCGAGCGTATAGGTAAAGCCACTGGTGGTAGTCGTGACGCTCTAAATGGTATCTTCAGTTCAAGTGAAGCAGCAAAGGCGGCAAATGCTTTATTGCAATCTGGAGGAGAAAACCGCAAAAAGTTTCGTGATGAAATTGATAATGCAGGTAGCGCTGAAGGCATCGATAAGTTCAGTGAGTCTTCCAAAGAGCGTGGGAAAACATTAGAAGGTGCATTTAGGTCTTCATTCAACAAATCTCAAGCTGCGGTTGAAGAATTTGGCTCTGGAGTTGGGGAAGGTGTCAAAAAAAATCTAGAAGATACCAACACATTGTTAGGTGTGCTAGGGACTAAAAGTACAAGCACTTTTGGTAGTTTTGCGGGTTCCATTGATGGTATTGCCAATAAGTTTCAAGCTGTGTCTGGATTTATTGGCAGCGTGTTCAGTGTAGTTGCTCCACTTGCATTTTTCTCTTTTCTGTTTAAGAATCTTGGACGTTTAGGTGAAAAAATTAAGTCTGCTCTCAAACTTGATGATGGAGATGTCAAGTACGAAACATTAGCGCAAAAAATTGAAGCTAGTATTGTAAAAATTGCTAAAACAGTTGTATCTAAAGTAAAAGATATCGTCAAGCAAGTCAACGAAGAAATTGCTCAAGTAGGGCAAGAGGTAAAGGAAAAAACTGGGCTAGGGCAAAGGAAAAGCAACAAAGTTCAACCAGAAGTAATTAAAAACAATGTATCCATTCCTGCTGCAAGCGATGCAGAACTAAAACGTTTAAACTCTTTCCCTGAAAAAAGTGGCATAGCTGGTATAGGTCGTGCTTTTGGTGGGGCGAAGGAATCTGTTGGAAAACTTACTGGAAGTCTTGGTAAATTGTGGGAAGCTGCTGCCCCTGTCCGTAATGTGATTGGTGGTGCAGTTGGGGAGTTATTCTCTTTTGCTAAAGGGTTAGGAGTTGTCGGTCTTGCGGGTTTTGCTGCTTCTACTGCTCTGCAATTTATTGGGAATGTTTTCACTGGCTTAACAAACAAAGCAAGTATACCTGAAATCAAAACTCTGACAGAAGACCTCAAAGACTTAAAGAATGTAGGTGGTCTTGACGAATTTGTAAAAGGACTCAGTGATGTTGATGCACAAATAAAAAAACTTGACCAAAGCACCCAAAATTTCTTAGATGGCTTAGATAACCTAAAGCAGTTTTACAACACTGTTTCTGGTAAATCTTTCATAAGCGGTATTAACCAAGAAGAGTTTGGCAAAGCAAGAGCGCTTCTATCTTCACAAATAGCTAAAAATCAACAAGCTATCAAAAATAAAGATTTCAACCCCCTAAATGACGAAGAGAGAAATGTCGGAAGAAAGATTCAATTAGGAATTGTTCTTAGTGAAGAAGACCTTCAAGTAATTAAAAAGAAGGCTGAAAATCAAGTTGACCAGATTGAGAAAGAGATTTCAACTATTGATGCAGCTATTAAAGATGCACAAGATAATGGTGGGGCTGGTGCTAGAGATTTAGTCCGCGACTTACAAGAGCAAAAAAAGCTTCTTGAAGGTCAAGCAAAATCTAAAAAAGAAGCTGTAGAAACAGATAGGAAACGAGCAGTTCTTGACAACCAACTACGCCGACTAAACACATTTAAAAGTGATATACCCCTTTCTGTGACACTGACCTCTGCGGCTAGAAGCTCTGCTAATGCTCAGTTTGCTGATTTGAAGAAAACTCTTGATACTGTGTTCACGGTAGATACTATTGACATATCTAAAGTAGATGTTAATATTTTGAGTCAGCTAAATTCTCAGATAAAAGATTCTCTTCAAAGTATCGAAGTACAAGCCGACTTAGACCCTCAAGGTGCATTAGATGCTCTTCAGCGCATTACAAAAGAAGCCAAGGCAACTCAAGTCATTGCTTCTAATCCTTTGTTGCAAAAAGCTACTGACAACGCTTTCAAAGTTGTTGCAGAAAAAGCAATTGGTTACAACACTGCAATTGCTAATTCTTACACCAAACTATTCTCTACGTTATCTGGTCTAGGGGCAGTTGGAGGTGAAGCTATAGGTCAAGCAACTGCACGTAATTTGCAGTCTATACAGAAGAACATAGCTACGTTAAAAGCAGGGTTAGATAAACCTAATATTGATGCTGTTGAGTATGCAAACACACTAAGTAAGATTGCAGACTTAAGCGCTGAGGCTTTTAATATCAAGAACTCTGGGCAAATTACTGAAGAGCTTGGTAAGCGCAAGCAAGTACTGACTTTCAATCAGCAACTGCTGGATGTACAGAAAAACATCGTCTCTTTGTTTTCGCAAGAAAGCAAGTTCGGCTCCTTCAGCGTATCACTAGCGCAAGCAAAACTTGCGGCAGCAGAAAAAGAATTGTCAGTCAAGCAAGAATCTTTGGCTATATCGGCGCGGGAAGAAGAAATCACTAAGCGTAATATTGTTGAGGCAGCTAAAGCAGAAGTAGGTAATAGAACACAACTATTACAGTCAGTACTTACGAACGGCAAAATATCTGGTAAAGACGCTCAATCTAAGTTTGGCATCGATTCAGCTATTGATTTAGCAAGTAGCAAAGATGTTGCAAATAAAAAAGCGGAAGCTGATAAAACTATACGGTTGAATCAAGAGAAGTTGAAAGAAAGTGAAAGTAAGACTCAGGAAGGATTTTTTAAGATTGACCCTGCATCTTTAGAGCAGTTGAAATTATCTCTTTTTAAAGAAGAGTTTGATAGATTTACAAAAGAATCTACTTCTATAATTCCTATAGATACCTTACCAGAACTTACAAAAAATGTTGCAAATGATTCGGTAGCTGCTAAACTTTCCAAGCTTATTGGTAAAGATGCGAATGGTACTCAGTTTATAGATACCGAAGCAGCTAGAAATTCTGGTTCCGAAGCTATTCGTAAAGCTTATTTTGATGCTGCTGCTCAAATTAAAGCAGAGCAACAGGCATTGCAAACCAATATAGCTAACGCAAATACAACTAAAAACAATATTACTGGTGGTGCTGACCAACTAAAAGAGCGCGTTGCCAACATCGACATCGAAAGTGCCAAGAAAGTCGTCAAGCAAGCAGAAGAAGACCTCAAGTTTACAGTTGTCGCAAATCGCCTCAAACAAGAGATTGGCGCACTATCCGAGACTATTGCACGTAACGAAGCTGCCATAGACGCAAGTTTTGCTGGTCAACAACGTCTCGTTGATATCTCTAAGGGGGTTGGCGACGCATTCAGTTCGCTGGGTTCTACTGCCTCATCTCTCTTTTCTGCCTCTTCGCTAGGTGCGGTTTTCAGCAATATTGGTTCCAAGTTTGGTGACAAGCTAAACCAAATTCTGATAGATGCTAACAAGGACATCTCTAAATCAGCAGCTAAGGTAAACACTCTCAGAGCTACCAGAGACAGAGTTGCAGCAGCAGAGCTAGATGCCCTAAAACAAGGACGTTCAGACCCAGATTTAAACAAAGCCGAGAAAGACCTTAGTAAACAACTTAAGTCTGCTCAAATTGAATATGACCGCGATGTTCAGTATGTAAAGCAACGCACGATTCTTGAAGGGCTTAATGCCACTATGGAACGTTTCAATGCCATTACCAAAGAAGGCGCTGACAAGCTTGAGAAGGTCGCAACACTAGCTAATGCCCGATTAGACTTGCAAGGACGTAGAGAGGCTTCCACAGTCCAAAGCAATCAAGCTACGAGAGGATTCAGTTCGTCAGTTCTTGGTTTGTTCGGGCAAAACAATCCTGCGGCTGCTGCGCTAATTGGTCGTAACGAAATTCTTGCGACTATTGAGAAAACTCAAGCTGACAAGAATGAAGCTGGTCGTGCTGGTGAAAAAGAACTCAACACACTTCAAGTTCAAGAGCAACAACTAAAAACTGAAGAGACAATGCTGGTCAATGCGTTGACTCAGACTAAATTGCTATCGGTACTGGTTTCTAAGCTTGACCCAAGTAGCGGTATTCAAGTTGGTGACATTAGCGGTGTAAATAAATTCATCGGTGATATTCCCAAAAACATCGCTGACGCTCAGAAGCAGACTCTTGGTTCACTAGCTTTGAATAGAGAGACGCAAAGCTTTGTTAAGCAAGACACTTTCAGCAAAATCAACAACATTGGTTTGAATGGTCAGAGTCAGATTCTTGATATTGCACAACGAAACCCCTCTGCTGGATTGATTTCCATAAAAGAAGTAGGTACTGCGCTAAGTACTGGTTTTGCTACTCAACAGCCTATTCAAAATATTACTAACCGAACACCCTTTGGAGCAGACTTCGAGGCAACCCAAAGACAACTACAAACTATTGGGGGTAGCACTAGAGATTCTGTTCAACAACAAGCACAGCAACTTCAAGACCAAATAAACAAAGAGACTCGCAAGATTACTAATGATTTCCGCGATGCTTCTCCTAACAAGCCTCAAACCGCTAGCT